CTCCAGTGCCCACCCAGCGCAACGTGGACGCGGGTGTGCTATGATTAAGGAACTCGGCAAGGTCGTAGATACCCAGAAGAAGTATCGCGGCGAGTATGCCTGGGTCAAGTTCAACCCAATCGTCGGTGGGGCCAGCATCCACTTCCGCACCACACAGGATCGAGCAAAGGCCCTCCTCGGCAAGGATATGAACGGGGTCTCATTTGACGAAGCGGCGTTTGAGCCGCATCTCGTGATGATCTACCAAGAGGTACTCAACCTCCGCCGACTCTCCACTGGTGGACCTCTCCACTTCATCGGGACACCGAGCGAAGGAATCAACGATTACGCGGAGCTGTGGGAACGGGGCAACCCAGAGAACCCAGCGAAGGATGAGAAGTTCATCTCCTTCCGACTCTCCACCCGCGACAACATTGGCTATGGTCTGACGCAGGACAACTTTGATGACGTTGTTCGCCAGCAAGCCGAATATCTTATTCCACAGAACATTGACGGATTCTTCATTGAAGCCCGCGATGCGTTCTTCTGGAGCCAGTCCATCCTTGCATCCTACAAGGTGCTTGAGGATGACCTGAAGCCAACGAAGAACCACCGATATGTTCAGGGAGTAGACCCAGGGATCTCACACGACGCAACCTGGGCCATCACCATTGACATCACGGAACGCGGCAAGTTGCGCGGCGTGCGTGTCAGGAAGCGTGGCGGGAAGCAGAGCATCTCCGCCGTTGTGAATATGGTTCGTGAGGGGCATCTCCTCTACAGCCAAGACGGTGCATTCTGCACCACCATCGTGGACTCTACTGGACTTGGAGGACGACTCTTCCAGCAGGAGTTCTCAATGATTCGCCCGCTCCGAGGGTTTGACTTCGGCGGGACTAAGTCTAAGAAGGTAGAACTTCTGAACGACTTGAAGGCAGTGATCGACAAGGGTCAGATTGAGTTCCCGATGGGCGGACCGTGGGACGAACTCAAGCGGCAACTGCTGATCTATAAGCTAGACGATAAGAAACTTGAACAAGATGCCGTGATGGCACTAGCGATTGCAGTACGACACGCATTAAGGAATCCTGAGAAGGGCCTGGAGAATCCAACCTTCACCTATTATGGAGCGAGTGATTGATGGCTAAGGTACGAAAGATCCCAGCGGCATTTGAGGGTACGCGAGCCGTACCAGCTCAGTATACAACTGACCCTGATGTCGCTACACCTGAGCAGGTAGCAGCAATTGGCGCCGCGCTGGATAAGGCACGGCGCCTTTCTCGTGGCAAGAAGATTGCTTCTCCACTTCCGCGTGTTGCCCCACTTGCTACGTCCCCAGTACGACTTAATAGCACTGGCACTGGCACAAACCGCGCCCCTGCTGGCGCACCAAACCTAGGGATTGCTGGCGGCGCCACAGTTGCCAACGCCCCCGTCGGGATGAATGCCACCTCAAAGGGCAGCACTCGCGCCCCTGGCTCATTTAAGACTGGCCTTGGTGGCGGACGCGGCACGCTGCGTATCCAGCCAGATGTGACTAAGCTGACTCCTTCAGAGGCTGCATCGCTGAAGATGCTTGAGTCCTCGCTCGTTGCCAGGGAAGAAGATCCAAAGCAGAACGACGACTTCGTCTTGCTTCAGGAGATCCTTGGTCGCAAGCAGTTGGTCGATCCAGAGCAGAACCGCCTCAAGGCGCTGTTCCGCCGTATGGACAACCTCTACCATCCAGAGACGATGACCCTCGGTGGTGCAGACCACTGGTCACAGGACCCAAGCGCACGACTCGCTGGTCGCGCCCACGTCTCCGTCAACATCCACCACGCCTATGTCCAGATCCCTGCCGCGATTCAGGCAGTGCGACCAATCGTCAACTATGTTCCGACTGGCCAAGAGACAGAGGATCGCACGATGGCACAGATGCGTGAGCAGTTGTACTTCCGCTGGTGGGAAGCCAACGATATGGACCTCCAGCACGAGCAGGCTGCGCTCCTCAAGGAACTCTACGGACACACGGCAGCCAAGGTCTATTGGGACCCAGTTGAGCGCCTGCCAAAGGTCACTATCATTGAGCGACCAGAGAACCTCTACCTCGGCTTCGGCAACAGCGACTACAACCGAATGGACTGGGCGCTCTATACCTATGGTATGTCGCCACAGGCAATCGAAGAAGACTACGGCATCAGCGTCATCCCAGTCAAGCAGGGCGAGAAGTGGTTCCCCTACACGAGCTACGGCGACCACGCCGACCCAATCGGCAACGTCTGGGCAAACGCCTTTGAGCGCAACCCGCTCAAGCGCGAGACCGCCTACGAGCAGATGCAGATTGAAGTCTACGACTACTGGTACAAGGTGCCAAAGGGCGAGGGCAAGGCGCCGCTCGTCTACAACGCAATCTATGTGGGCAACACGCTGGTCAAGAATGACCCGCATCCAGAGTACGGCGGGAAGATCCCGTACATCCATCTTCCGAACGGCAAGATCCCAGGCAGCCCATACGGCAAGCCTGCGCTCTACGATGCCGAGCAGCTCCTCCGCGAGAAGGACGAGCGCATCACTGCAATGGCGCAGATGATCCAGTCCGTCGTCGGCGGGCAGATGTGGCAGTTGGTTGGTGCTGATGCTCCAGACGAGATCCCACCAAACGCGCTACCAAAGCCAGGTCGAATGGCTGCCCCTGGACCAGGCAACGAGATTCGTTCCATCCAGCCGTTCATCCCTAACTTCCAGATTGAGCAGTACATCCAGCGCATTGACCGTGAACTAACGGTGGCGACTGGACTCAATGACCTGCTCCTCGGACTTGCCCCAGCACAGGTGCTTGGGTCGTCCCGCGCTATCGCCGCCTTGATTGCAAACTACGAGTCTCGCCTTGCCCCTAAGCGCAAGGTCTTCTACTCGTGGATGAAGCAAGTCTGGGAGATGTGCGCACGCATCTGGGAGGCCAAAGATCCAGGCGTCAGGTCCCTCATTGCTGGTGAATACCGCATTGAGATCGTTGCCCCTGAGCTTACCCCACGAGATACACTGGAACTTGCCAGCACCGCGATCAACCTCGTACAGAACCGACTCTGGTCGGCTGAACGTGCGATGGACCGCGTGGGCGTGGAAGATCCAATTGGCGAGAAGGAACTCATCCGTGATGAGCAGACCGATGCCACCCTGAACCCTGCCGCAGTTGCCACGATGACGCAGGTCATCGGGCAGATGCAGCAGATGCAGATGGGGCAGCAGCAGATGCAGCAGCAGATGCAGATGACGCAGCAACAGGCGCAGAACGCCCAGCGAACCTTAACCTCTCCAGTCCCTGGAGATCAGTCGCTAAACCAGCCAGAGAATCAGGCGCAGTTGCCACCAGAGGCTAATGCTGCTAACGCTGCTGCTCCTGGTACAGCAAATCTAGTACCAGCACCAACCGCGACAAATGAGGTACAAGCATAATGGCACGACGAGGACGATTCGGTCGATCTGAGACAGGTGCATCTAACCTTTCCGCAGCTATTTCCGCGCTGGTTCGCCAGCAGAAAGAGCAAGAAGAGCGAGTCTTTATGAACGCCTTCTACGACGGAACTGAGTACAACGGGAAAATCCCAACGATGGATGATGTCATTTCGTTTTACGAAGATATTGCCAACCTGTCTGGAATTGAACGCGGAAGTACTGATTGGACCGCGTTCGAGCAGAGAATAGGTGCTGCAAATAACTTTGATATAAAGAGGACATACAACGCCCTTATTTCAGAGTTCAATGCGACCGATGGGGCAAACTATTCCGAACTAATTAACTTCGTCACTGGTAAAGCAATGACTTCAACAGACCAAGGAGACCTAAGTTCCTACCAGGCTGGGGTTGAAAACATTACTGCATCATTCCTAAAGTATCAGGGCGAGGCTCTTTCCCGTGGAGAAATTACGGTCAGCGAGTACCAACGGATTACCCTTGATGGACTTCAGGTTCTTGAGCCTGGAAGCAAGCAGTACAACTCGGCTATCTACGATGCATATACATACGAGTGGAACGCACTTTCCACAATTTGGCAGAACCGAGTCAAGGCTGGAAAAGTTAGCGAATCTAAGTTCAGGTCGTGGGCGAAGGGGTTTGCTGAGAGGGTTGCTGGCTCTGGAATCGGCAAGATGACTGACCTATACAGCTCAATCTTTGCAACGATTGCGACCTACGGAACTGGTGGTGGCGGTGGCAACAACAGCCCAGCAGCCGAACGTCTTAATACGACTATATCCGACTTTTCTACGCTCCTGACGCTTGCGTCTGGCCTTACTGGCGTTGACCTTGGAAAGATGGAACTATCGGACTTGTCTAACCCAAGCTCTACTACCCTTAAGAAAATGATCGACAACCCAGAGGCAATGCTGTTGTTAGCCGACTACCTTGACAGCAACGCTGGATTTACTAATGAAACATTGACCAGGCTTGGAATCCAAGACGGAGACGATCTTCGCCAGTGGCTGAATAAGTCGATTAAGGATGGCTATGGCGATGCTGCCGTAGTTGCAGCGAATGGCGGCACAAACAACGTTGACCTATGGAACGGCGTATACACAACAAACGGAAACGCCACTGGTATGGACGAGTTTGCCTACGCAAGTACCAAGTGGGCGCAGAACCTAAAATCCGCCGCTGGCAACGAAATCCTTATTTCGCACTACAACAACCAATGGAAGTCCTACCTTAATGGTGGTGAGTCCATTTACGGAACATTGCCAGACAATCTGGGAACAGAAGCAAACCTTGCGCTGTATCAGGCTGAAGTTGCCGCCGCCAATGGTGCCGTCAATGCTGGACCAACCCTATCTGGTTTTGTCAACGATTCAGATATTGATTGGTCAACATTGTCGCAAACCGAACAGAACGCATCTGATCTTATCTCTGGAGCAGCTCTGCTTAACTATGATCCAAAGACTGGTGAGTATACCACTGTTGGAAAGCAGTCAGCAACAGCCACAACTGGTGCGCTTAAGCAGATTACCTTTGTAAAAATTGGCAGTCAGCTTGTCCCATTCACCATTACGATCACTGGTCAGGATGTTCTTGACGAAAACGACGAGATAACTGCTAAGGTATATCAAAAGCCAAGTGGTGAAACCATTATCGTTGACGTACGAAGTGGTCAAGTCATTATGGGGGTTGAGCTTCTTGAAGACGGAGACATATTCAGGCTTGGTGAGGGAACTCAAGAAATGGGAGGAAAGCCGCCACTCATCGACACCACACCAGTAGTCGCAACAACTAGGACAAATATCAGCATCGCCAACAAAGATATTGCTGCCTCACGAGATAACAGACCAGATGATATTCGGAATGCGCTTGAAACTCTTGAGGCATCTGGAACAGCAAACTCGTTGAGCAAATCAGAAAAAGACGCCCTTCAAAATGAACTTGATGCGTTGGTCACTGAGGCAAATCTTATTGAGGCAGATAATATTGAGATGATGTCTGAACCAGGGGACATTGATGCCAAGATTAGGGCAGCCGAACTTCGTGGTAATCAAAGCATCGTTGATGCATATACTTGGTTTGGAAACAATAAAGACATTGTGTCATTTGACCAACAGGGAAAGCCATCGCTTAATTACTCCGCACTTAAGGAGCGGGAGCAAGCCTCCCAGGCTGGTGGCATAACTGGCGCTCAAGGAGTTGGCGCACAACTTGGCTCTGGGATTGGCGCAGTTCTTGGCGCACCACTTGGGCCACTTGGTATGGGTGTACTCGGTACAATTG